TTTACTAGAAACATCTTGTGCCGCTGTTGGATCACCTACACCAGTAATCTTATTAGTGGACATGGCAATAGCACCAGTCATTGTACCACCTGCTAGAGGTAGCTTGGTGGCAATGCTGTTGGTTATTGTAGTAGAGAAGTCTGCATCATCACCCAGAGCAGCCGCTAGTTCATTTAGTGTGTCTAGTGTACCTGGCGCACTATCAACTAGATTAGCTACAGCATTATCAACGTCCACCTTTCGTGCTGCATCATTATCATTCGTTGGGGCAGAAAGATTGGTAATGGTAGCAGTCGTACCTGCATTCATGTTCAGGGTGCCGTTAACCGTTACGTCTTGGAACGATGATGTACCTGTAGATGTGACATCACCTGTTACATTACCTGTTAGGTCACCTGTTACATCACCCGTAGTATTACCTGTGACGTTGCCTGTTACATTACCTGTTAGGTCACCTACAAAGCCTGTGTTTGCTGTAATGTTAGTGCCTACAATAGTAGAGGGCGTAGTAGCACCAATAGTAGAATTATCAACAGTACCACCGTTAATGTCTGCAGATGCAAGTGTAGCTGCACCTGAAGTACTAATAGTAGTAAATGCACCAGAAGAAGCAGAGTTTGCACCAATAGGTGTATCATCAATAGCCCCACCATTAACGTCAATGGCTGAGAAAGTAGATGTACCCGTAGAAGTAATATTGCCTGTGACGTTACCTGTGACGTTACCAGTGATATCACCTGTTACATCACCAAGGACATCACCTGTGATATCACCAGAGAACTGTGTAGTCGCACTAATAGTTGTACCCACAACTGTGGTAGGTACAGTAGAGCCAATGTTTGTGTTGTTGATTGATCCAGCGCTAATGTCCACGGAAGCAAGTGTAGACAAACCTGTTACGTCTAGTGTACCTGCAATAGTAGCATTCTCGTGTACAGCAATAGTGTCGATGTAACCTACACCATCAATGTGCAAATCTTTAAACTCAGCACCTACAGCACCTAGATCTACGTCATCGTCAGTTACAGGTACAATAGCACCGTCTTGAATGCGAAGTTGCTCAACGGCAGAACCGCTTACTTCACTGTAGAAACTAATACGGTTGTTAGTTGTATCTACTACAACTTTATTCTTTGCGTCCAGATCCGCAATAAGAGGTATGTATGCACCCTCTGTAGAACTCCCATCATGCTTATGCCCTGTTGAAAAAGCAAAGGCATCACGCAGAGCATTGTACTCTGTGTTAATTGGGCCTGCTTTAATAACTGCACTTGCAACAATATCAGCTACGGACTGTCTACTGTAACCTGCCATTATAGTCTATCTCCTACCCCAAAAGTCACAACTAAGCCTTGGATGCTGTGTGACGCATTTGTATCGTTTGATACGTATTTAACTGATACAGATCTACCAGAGCCTGACACGTTAGTTCTTACCACAGGTGCAGGATTGCCACTGAATATTGCTGTTGAGTTGTACAGTGCTGCGCTGTAGTAAGAAGCAGCGCCTACAGTACCTAATGTAAAGTTAGAAGGACTTAAACTAGAGAAGTCTTCATAGTCATAAAGAACCGACATGGCTAGCTCGTTATCACCTTCTGACCTAAGATAGGTAGCTATCGTATGTATTACTTTACGTTGCTCAGGGTCTTCCATGTGAATGAAGGGCGTCTGGTATACGCTAATAATAGGGAAGCCATCAAAGCTATTACCCGTTTCTTGTCTGTGGACCTTACCATCACTGTCGCCATGTAATACATATTCAAACTGGCCTAAGTACCCACTATCTGAACAAGTAGCTCCTATACCTACTAGCTGACCAAACTCAAATGAGTTACCTTGAGGTGTAGCTCTTATGCCAGCAACTAACCCCGTAAAATCTCCTACAGGAGAAAGGATGCGGAACTGAGACTTCTCTCTAACTACAACAGAGGAAAGCAGGTCTAGGTCTTCCTTAAGAATAACCTCACTAAAAATAGACTGGACATTACGTGAAATAGACTCTAGGTTAACGTCACCAATTTTGTTAGTACCGGAAACAGGGCGATACCCGTCTTGTGATAAGAAGAATACATAACCGCCTATCTCAATGATACTATCTGTAGCTAAACAACCCAAGTCATCTGTTACATTCTCAAGAACAAAGTTTGCAATGTTGTTACCCGTGAGCTTTTTAATGTTATTAAGACCAAAGATGTAAAGAGAATCACGAAATGCTTTAGTGGCTA